CTTACTAAAACCCAATGCCTCTGCTGTGTCTGCCGCAATAGCGCTAAACCAATTGGTCATACCTCCGATTTTGGATAATCCGGGCATGTGTGATAAAGCTGCTGATGCATCAGATACAGCTTGTAACGGCGCTGATAAAAGCCCCTGATGTTGACCTTCGGTAGAGACATCACTACGCCCTGTAACCTTGAATCCTGTCCTCTGTGTTGATCGTGCAAGAGTGTGCCTCGTGGCATCACCCGCCTGTAACGTGATCGCTGTAATGTCAAATGGCATCGCTCCAATCAACTCCACATCCTTCATACTTACATATAAAGTGTATCTAGCTGGATCTTGTCCAGCAGCCACTCTCGAACCAGTCAAACTCGTTAAGCTGACTATCCCGCCATTCACAGTGGTGTAATTCTGAACTGCAATTGGTATGTACTCTCTCGCTGATACGAAAGGCACCTCCAACTGAACCATCGTGGTACTTGCTATGTTAATCCTAACATGAGGTAAATTCGTGACAAATGGAAAGTAAAGGTGTCTTGCCTGATTGCTCGATGGCGTTGAAAGTCCATATTGATAAGCCAAAGCTAGAATACCTTGATTAAAGGCACTTGCCGTAACATTCAACGTGAACACCAACGTTCCGCGAACTCCCATAGCTCCCTTCATCCTATCCCAATTAGCTGTACCAAACAAATTCCTATATGCGGCCGTGTCATCAAACGCATAATTGTAAATAGGTCCGGCCGCGCTAATAAGATTACCAGAACTAATCAAGACTGGTCTCTCCAAATACTTCTGTATAAGACCAACATCTTCTCCTTGATCTACGGTATAATAGCCGTACTCAATGGGCATTTCGGCGCATGTTGCTGCCTCATTGCCCATATCCAACAATCCAACCTGTTCTTGAAAAGGTTCCTTTGTAATACCTTCAATCTCATTGCATACTTTATTGTTTGTCAAAGTTTCTGTAAGCTATCTTTCAACATGTGTGGTGCTGCTCAAGCGTGCCACACTGCATAACCATCCTCTCTCTTTACGTCTGAGTAGTTGACGTCCTGGGCATAACCGTGGTTATGAATTATGTGCTGTGCCTCAGAACCATACATCCAGCCGCATAGCGACATGGTTGCGCGTCGCCTCCCTACTGGTCAGCGGCAGTGATAAACCATTCATATGGCACCACTGTTCCAACTTTGGAAAAATCTCATTCCACTTATCCTCACTGTGCAAGCATAACTCACACAGGAGATTCTTTAAGCGCTCCTGCATGTCTCCCATCGGATCTCTGGCATTCTTGTACCAGTAACCAGCATATAGGAAACTCTCCTCTGCTAAAGGACCAACCCAACCTAAATTGGGTCCTGTCCTAAGCAGGCGATTGCCAATCGTGTCATCTGGCTTGAAGCTCCTCTTCAGGAAAGTACACGATTCCAAATCTGTGTACGGAACCAACACACCTGACTTGTTGCCAGGCGTGTAGGTGAGTCCAAACATGTCACTCATAGTCTGAGCCACGGTGACCTGGTTGAACTTATCTCTCATCTCCTCGTCCACTGCAGATATGTTGTCATCACCAAAAGTGTTAATGAAGGCATGCTTCCACATATCCTCCATATCTCCTGTATTGGCCATGTAGCATCCTGTTAACGTGATCAATGAATACATGGAATTGACCATGGTGGTCAAAGGGTGTCCACTGGGCAGAGATTTGTTCCACTGCACGACATAGTTGAGGCTGTTGCCAACCCCACATATGTGCCGTGAATGGACAAGCTCTAACCAAAGGGTGTTTCGTGCATTTTCATCCGCTTGGGTCCACTCTGGATTATTGAACCGGTACCACCGATTCACATAATCCAAAATGGCTTCATGTACCCATGGCTGTTCACTCGCATCGAACCTTGAAAAGTCACCATCAAACACATCATCTCCTACTTGCTTGAGGTTGCTCACGAGCTTATACCATCCGGTGTACTGATTCACTCCCGGGGCCATTCCGTTGTCTACATGAGTGTCAAACATGGCAGCAACGAAGGCCCCGAAGTATTGTCGCACACTTATGGTGTAATCCACTGGTGTGGCGGATATTACCCGTGTGGCAACCTCTCTCACTTTCTTCAGAGGCCTCAACTCGTCCTTGAGGAAATCCGTGCACAGGTGCAAGCATCTCACATTCCAGCGCGCATTGAAATTAATCAATTCCACGCTGTCCTTCAAGTCCTGCAAAGCCTCATTGTCTTCATAGTTGAACTCATACTCTCCATCGTGACCAAAGAACGCAGTTTTACCTGGCGTCCTCGGGGTCACATACTTGGCCCAAGCATAACCTGGACTTGTCTTCCTGTTTATAGGCTTTAACTTCCAACCCTCTGGGGCCTTTATGGCCTCCTCAAAGCTAAGGATGGTACGTGGGTGATGCTTGGTTGATTCCCAATGCCTCTGCATCGCTACATCAACCACGGGCCTCAAGTCCTTCGGATTCTTGTACATCTGTGGGGTTTGGTAAGCCTTAAGCCCTTGAACCATGGGCTCTCTCTTTTCGCCATCCACAAAAGCAGCCTTCAAAACTGCTGGTGCCATAGGACACTCACCGAACAGTTTATCTCTGTTCATAGCCGATTCCTTCAAGTTTGTTTTTGTAGGCATGTTGACAGGTGTCGCCAACGTACCCAACAACTCAAAGGAACCATCCACAAGTCCAACTTCTCTCAATGAGCTCTGTAACTCAACGTGCCTCTTCCCCGATGTCCAAGCGACCAAATTGGAGTCCTCAGCAGCATCTTCATAGGTACTCAACTCAGTGAAAATCTGGCGTGCAACCTCCTGGCTGACGAGGGTACTGTATCCCTCGCGGCCATGATGATTGTCACGCCCAGCCGAGTGGAAACCCATGATGCATCTGCTGCTGGTGTAACGTGCCTCCGCTATTGAAAGCGGGGCACCACAGTCACCAGCCACGGTCGGGGCATTATAGCGAACCAGACCATCCAGAGTCTGATTCGTCTTTGTGTCCATACCACGTCCCTGGTATGCACACGTAGGGGAGAACATCGTTGTCTGTTTGAGTGTCCCATCCTTCCTTCGGTGAGCCACATCCAAACGAA